CTCCGCCTAATCCTGCGTTCTTCATCATGTCTAGTAAATCTGCTACATGCTCTTTACCACTTGCATTCATTGACACACTTACTGTTACTGGATTGCCTTGATCTATAGCTGGTGCTGCACCCATTGGTGGCATCTCAGCTTCGTTTAATTGTTGTTTGTTCGCTTCGATATCAGTCATACGCTGAATCATATCTTTCATATTCATAATTTAGCTCCCTATTGCGCTTTTTGTGTTTTCACTATCGTCGATATCACTTGATTCACCAACTGGTCCGTCGACAGTGTCGAACCCACGCTCTTTACGAGCTGTTTCTAATTCTTTTAATAAATCCATTACTCTGTTGCCTGCAACTTCGCCTTGACCGTCAATACTTTCTAGTTCTGGTGTAGTTAGTTTTGCAACATATTCACCGTCTTGTGTTTCTTCTTGGTATTGCTCTTGTGGCTCCATTGGGTTTCTAACAACAATGTAAGATTGATCAATACCGCAACACTGACCTAAGTACTCTTGTAGTACTTGTGATGTTGTAGGATAATTAAGTTCTGTTTCAAAATATGTTACTTCCATATTTTGTAATTGTGGAAAATCTAATGGACGTTCTTGAATTGGTGTTTTCTTGCCTGAAGTTATATTATTAACTCCATACTTTTCTAAACATGTTTTTAACATGTCTTCACATTTTTCTGGAAGCACACCTGCTATACCAATTTTAAAAGGATATACCTTCTTTGCTTCTGTTAAAAATTTTTCAAACGTCATTGTATTAATTCCTATATATATTATTTATCTGATTGGACGTTTTTTAACTTCTCTAAAAGACTGTTGCGATCTGTTACAACATAGCCTTCACCGTTGACCATATCGCCGTCTCCGATGCCTCCATCCTTGTCCATTTTCTCTTTTTTAAGTTGTAAGTCAATCATTTTTAGTTTTTTATCTAACTTAGCAACTTTAGCATCTAGGCCTGTTTTTAACATACCGCCTGCAACTTCAAATACACGACCTGAATATCTTGCTTCGACATTCATTCCTAGATCCATTAGATCTTCGTATGCTGTTAATGCACGATCAGCAATATCATTAAGCTCAGTATCTGCCATTTGGCCTAAGCCTTTAACGGCTGGTAATGCAGAACTTATTTTGTCAAACTCTGCAATATCTCGCAACGATTCTTTATGTTGCACTATAGGCTCTGGCTTAGCTTTTGCCTCTTTTATAATTTCTTTAGATTCTGGTAAATCTAGCATTTCTTCTAATTTCTTAGTCATAGTATTCCCTATTAACTACTAGTATTATTTATCTTCTTTTGCCTTGGTGGAAAATATCATCTTCGGTTACAATCCTAAAAAAGATTCCTTTTTGTTTACACCATGCACTAGCTGCTGACCATTTAGCTTGATTAACTACCCAAGCTGATTGATTTTGTTTTGATTTACCTACTCTTTCATGGAAGGATTGACTAGCAGGCTTTACTTCTATTAATTCAACTTTTTGTTTGCCTTTTTTATCAACATACACTATAAAAAAGTCTGGTACATACACTGTATGCTTTCCTGTAAAAGGATGTCTGTATGGAATTTTAATTGCTTCACTTGCCCACTGTGCAACACTTGTATGTTCGTCACAAAATCTCATAAAAGCAAATTCCCAACTTGATCTGTATGTTGGCATTTTGTTTCCAACATATTTGTCAGGATTTTTTACATTGAATTTGCCCTGTGCGAACTTAGGCATGTTTAGTCCTCAAAGACTTCTATATTTCTAGACTCTACAATATTAGTTTCTGATGGTACTTGAAAACCTAAGCTACTAGTTTTGCCTCTAGTATAGTTTAAAATTTCTGCAACTAATGCACTAAGTTGTGACTCGTTTAGGCCTTTTAGTGTATCAAGTAATTTAAAAACAGGTACTCCGTCTATCTTTGCTTGTTGTAACAATGTACTCGCAATACTAGCACTAGCTCTATCTTCGAATCCTCTTTTATCAAAGTATGCTAATACAGCATCTACGTCATTACTTGGAAATTCTAATTTTTGTTGATAATAAGCATCAAACAATTCTCTTACTGGTTCATCGCTTGAATTATAACCTCGTTGTGGTAAGTTTCCTTGTGACATTATCCGCCGTCTCCTACTGTTACTGGTAAATTATTTGCTGCTTGTGCTGATGCTACTTTAGCTGCTGATGCTGATGAATTATTAGTACTACTATCTGTTGTTGCTGTTGTGTTTGTATCGCTTCCGCCGGTACCGTTTGTTTTAGGTACTAGTATGCCTGGTAATCCGCCAGGTCCTTTTTTACCTGCATTTACAATAGCACCTGTTAAAATACTAAGTCCTTCTGCTTTAAGACTATCTTTACTTAAATTCTTTGCATTTTTAACAGTATTAACACCTTTAATGATTGTGCCTAATCCAAAGTTACCGCTAGTAATATCGCCAAGTACACTTGATGCACCGTCCAATACTCCACCGCCTCCAAATAGACTACTTATTCCGCCACCGCCTACACCTAATGGACTTGGTGTAACATCATAGTGATCTGTTGCAAATGTTGCAGGACTATCTTCTCCTACAGCACCTCTACTATATAGTACAGATTCGTAGTTAATTGTCATTTTATTTTCTGCTATGCCTGAGCCATCTGATTGATCCATTGTGTCATGGCCCCAAGATTCTATAATAGGGTTAACAAGAGTATACTCAGTGTACTCGTGTCTAGCAAATTGATATAATTTTATATTCTTAAAAAATGGAACTAGTTTATCGTTGTCTAAACCAAATCGATATGTTCTACCATTTGCTTCTTTATAATTTGAGCGAGGATCGAAACTTGCTGTTATGTCAGATATGTTTGAATCTCTATAATAATACTTATAGTAGGCTTCCATTAATGCTGTTGTTAGCCCTTGATTATCATCATGCATAGTAAGAGAAACTGGTGTATAATCTATACGTGTTTGAACATTCTTTTTACGATTGTATGCATTTTTAGTTTCAACTGAAGATCTATACTGAGGTAAATCTACATTCTTAACAAGCATGTTAAGCTCAGCTCTGTGTCTATTTTGTAAAGTAGGAAATCCTGCTAATACATCGTGTTTGTCATCTTTGTAAAAATTAAAGTTTACAAAATAAAGAAATTTTGATTTAGGTGCAAGCCTAAATGCGTTGTCAACATACAATCTAGAAGCATGTTGAAAATCACCCATACTACCTTTTGGGTTTAATACTCCACTTAAGAAGTTGTCTAAGAATCCGTTTAACTTATTTGCCATACTAATATTTATCCGAAAAGATTAAGTACGTACATAAAAAAAAAGGAAGCCTAATGACTTCCTTTTTTCCGACTCTAAGGGCAATCTAGTTAACGTATATTATACGCCGCCACCTGTTACGAGTGAGTTAACTGTTCTGCCAATTGATGTGCCAATACCTTGTCCTACTGGAGTTTGGATTGCGTTATCATATCTAATTGATAGTGCAATAGTAGCTGCATCACTTGTTGCATAGTTCAATGTGTTGTAGTTAGCGTTAGTTAGGAAACAACCGTAAAGTTCAAAAGTTTCTAATACTCCAACTTCGTTTGCTCCGTTACCACCATCTAACACTTCAATACGTGTTAAGAATTTGTAGTCTATTCCACTAGCTGCACTTGACTGTTCAAAGAAGTCAAATTGTTTCTGTAACTGTTCGCCTACCTGTTTCTGTACATTGTTGCTTACGTCATCACGTACATTCAATGTAATTGGTTCCCATGTATGCTTACCAGCTAAGTAACTTCTTGAGTTATATACATCTAGTGTAATTTCTTCAAAAGTTATGTTTGGTCTTGTAACGTCCATAACTTGTTTTGTAAGTTCTGTCGTTGCGTTTGTAACACCAAAATTTTCCAATGTCACTCTAAAGCGATATTGTAGTTTCGGCATCAAAAGTCCCTGATTGCTTGCGCTTGTGTCGCTCGCTAACGGTACTGTAATTTTTGATAATGTCGAGATTGCCATTTATATTTCTCCTGTTGCTAGTATTTATCAAAGTGTCGGCCCCATATTTCAGGGGCCTTTTCACTTAATTAAAGTCCTGCAATTTCTCCTGTGTTCTTAAGTCTTAATGGAATAAAGATGAATTCCACAGCCTTGACTGGTTCTATTGCAATATCAAGATATAGTTCATTACGATCTATTCTACTTGGTGTGTTGTTACTTTCATCACATACAACTAGGAAATCATAAAGTGCTCTTTGTCCAACTAATTCTAGCATTAGACTTTCTGCTGCACCTTTAATTTCATCTCTTGTTATTTTGTCGTTTGGTTCAAACAAGTATGGTTTTGCAAGTTTGCCTAGTTGACTACGTAAGTAGATAACCAAACGTGCAACATTAATTCTATCTAATGCACTTGCATTTCTTGCTCTTGTTTTCTGTCCAAATACTACTAATCCACTTCCGCTTAAGAATGTAATTGGATTAACAGCATTACTGTAAAGTGTATCACGTTGACCTTCGTTAAGTGCTACACTTACAAATTCGCCTTCGCTACTAATGTAACCTGCTGCTGTTGCGTTAGTTACGCCACCACGTCTTGTACCTGCTGGTGCAAACCATGGAAAGCTAACTTGATCACTTAATGCAATAGTACGTAGTGCCATGTGTGAAGCTGGAACAACTACGTTGTTACCTGCGTTATCACTTGTAAAGCCACTTGGGTAGTAAACACCCATGTACTCGTCTCTGCTAACTAAACCGTCATCGTTATCTTCAACAGCTAGTTTAACGTTAGTGCCCCATTCATTTAATGAAGTTGCATCTGGTGTTAAACGCATTGGACTATCGCCTACAATAAATGCACTTAGTCCACGATCGTAGTTTAAGCTAACCATTTCGCCAATTAGTTCTGGATACGCTGGTGTTGCCATAACGTTGAACAATCTAGACTCATCATCTCTAATGTCATCGTTACTGTTAACCATTGCTTGTAACGCTTGTACTACAACTTTACGCTGTGCTTTACGTCCAAAGCTACCTGAACCATCAGCTTGGTTGCCTGACTCAGTTACCCATCTGTGTGGATAGTAACCAGCCATTGATTCGTCATTATTGAATCTGCCGTTAGTGCCGTTAATGTCTACATAGTTACGCTCAAAACGCTTAACGTTAAATCCGCTTCTACGTAAGTTCCATAACAACATACCTTTTGGATATAGTGCTGGATCTGGAGCATCTGGGTCTAAGTAGTTGTTTGTTAATAAGTCAACAATACTACCAGCTTCGTCGCCATTTGCGCCTGCTGTGTTGTAACGTGCGTCTGCAAATAGTACACCATTTTCAGTTGTTTGGTCTGCTGTATCTAGTAATGCCCATGATAAGTTAACACCGTCGTATCTATAAACTAATGGATAGTTTTCTAAATCTGCTGTGCTAATCCAAAGGTCACCATCAACTAATGCTGTTGCATCTGTTTGCTGTGTTGGCTCTGTTGCTGAAACCATAGGACCAGTTGGGTTAGTATCGCCATAGTCTGAACTAAAGTTCTGATAGCCTACCCATGTAGTACCATTGTGGATTAACATGTCAACTTCGTCTACAACACTGTTGTACCAAAGTGCGCCTTGTGCAGCTAATGCTCCTGGAGCTTCATCACTTGCTGTGAATATTGCTTTCTTCCAGTTACTTGCTGTAAGTACACTATTTCTGCTGTACAAGTTAGTTGTTGTACTTGGATTACCAACTACAAATGCTACAAAGCCAGCTGCTGCAAAGCCGCCGTCTGTGTCTACAATAGTAAAGTCTCCACCTTGTGTATGCTTAACAACTAATTTGTTGTCTGCTGATACTTCAGCTTGAACATTTTCTAATGCTGAACTGTTAATAGCACCTGCCATTAAGTCTGCATCGCCTACAGCACCTGTTGCTGTAAAGCTAATTGTTACAGAACTTTGTAACGCTGTTTTACCTGCGTCAGTTTCTGCAATATTAAATGCATATGGTTGCGCACTAAATGTACTTCCTGTAATAGCACTACCAGTAATAGTAGTTGCGCCTGTGTTAGCACGACTAAAGATTGTAAATGCACCTTCAGCTGACGCACTATCTTCTGCGTTTGATTTTACAAAAGTAGTTCCTGCTGGTAAGTTAACACCGCCGCCGCTTCTGTCTAACCAATATAAAGACGCTGCTGCAGAACCGTAAATTGGTGCTGTTACAGTGTCAAATAATGCTGTGTTACTATTGTAACGCTTGTACTTCCAGTTAGCACCTTGATTTGGTTCAGTAGTTTTTAACCAAACACTTCCTGTTGGACGTGGAGTAGTATCGCCTGACTTAAATTCAGGTACACTTGTATGAGCACTAATTTGTGTTTTTGCTGCATCATAAGTTCCAGCTGTTAAGCCTAATTTAGCAAGTAAGCCGTCTGTGTCAGCAATAGTAATTCTTTCATCTTCTGATGCGTCATTAAATACATGGAATTTTCCATCAATTACTGCAAAGCTAATGCCTGCTGATTGGAAACTTGCATCTGCGTTTGCTGTTGAAACTGTATCTGCTAAGTTACTACCCTCTGCTACTGTAATTGCTGAACCAGAGCCTACAGTAATAGTTAAGTTTGTTGCTGCTCCTAATGTAGGATTAGAAACTGTACCAGCTGTAACTGCATGTGAATTAATCCATGCTGTCGAACCAACTTTTACCCAACTACCTGTATAGTTTCTGTAATATACTCTTAGTACATCTGTTGTTGCTTTAACTGCATAATCACCTATGTTACCAACTGACTCTTTAGGATCGCCGTTACCATCTAATTTTGTTGTATCTGTAATAACAATTGGAGTTCTTACGCTAAATGACTGTCCACCAGTGACGTTCTTTGGTGAGCTGTTCCACTCAAAAATACCATATGAACTATCATTAGTATCAAACCAGTTAGTTCCATCTGCTGGAGCATCTTTTGGTTCGTCTGCTGTTGGTGTTAATACACCTAAGTCAATATCTGCGCGAGTTACATAAACTCTATTGCTAACACCTAGTAACGAGTAAGCAGCTTGTAAACCGTATTCGTTTAGCTCTCCGCCGTGTACTGGGTTGTTATTTGAATCTGTATAAAATACTGGGTCGCCAAATGTTTCAGCTAGTTCCCTTTGTGATGTAAGCAAGTAAGGTTTACCTGCGTTTGCTTTCAGCGTCCCTGCCGCTGTCCCTGTGCCACTTCCGTTAGTTTTGTTTTCGGCGGAAGCAACAAAAATCATTGGTACGGTGCCTGGTTCAGCTGGGGTATAAAAACTTTCGTCAATTACCTTAACTTCAACACCTGGTGATGATAATGCCATTTTTTTTCTCCTGTTGAGTAGTTGTTATTATTATTTAGCATAAAATAGAAAATTACCTGCGGAAAACCCCTATTAAAAGGGACCGAAAAGGGCAACTAAATAATAGTATGAGACCTTTATGTAAAAACTGTAGTAAAAAGCCGTGTGCTATAAATTATTATAAACACAATAAAGCATATTATAGAAGTATGTGTGAGAGTTGTGCTAGGTATGGAGGCAGTGAACGTGGAAGGCCAAGATGGGCAAAGTACGGATATGTTAAAAAGAATGAATGCGAGAAGTGTGGTTTTAAATCAAAGCATCACGAACAATTTAATGTATATCATATAGACGGACGCTTAGATAATTGTTTACCGACTAATTTAAAAACTATATGTGCTAACTGTCAACGAACGCTTCAGAAAGAAGGTAGCCGCTGGAAGCAGGGAGATCTAGTCCCCGATTTTTAAAAATAGTTTTGATTAAAATATCAACATTACGTTTTAGCCGTTGTAGGTCGCCATTATTATCAATAGTATAATCACACATCCATTGTTCAATGCTCATTGAACTAGGGTCTTCAGTAGGCAAATGATCGCCTCTATCTACCCAAATAGTATGATCAAATATTTCTTCATTTTGCATTGCAAAGAATTCACGCTTGTTACGCAAGCCACAATAGATATCATGTTCTGCAAATAAGTTACGTCCTAGTTTTGCTAAATCGTCACTACAGTAATCATGTATCATATTGTACCATTCAGTACGATGATTGTGCCTATCTGCATAACACTCTTCTTCGTCAGCATAACCGTACTGGTCTTTTAGATCATTAAAGATAAAAAGTTCTGAACAAAATTTGCTTGATGATTGGAATGTATACCCATATGATTCTAATAATTCACACACAGTGTCTTTACCATGACGGCCATGCCCGACAATTAATAACTTTGGCAACAAAATTTATACTCCTATATTATCTATATAGTATATAATAATTATTGTTACTTGTCAAGTGTTTTTTGATATGCTTCTTCAAACCCAACTTCATGGATATAATTCTCATTATTTCCCCAAAGTCTCTTAAAGTATGAATTGTATATTTGTTCGACTGAGCTGTCACTTTCAATAGGATCAATAAGTTGACCTTTTATCATCCAATTCATTCGATTGGCTTCTTTACGCACTTCGGGTGAACACATCGGCTTCTCCTTGTTACATATGTATTTACAAGGATTTAAGATGTTGGCGCTAACGTTGGGGTATTTTAGCCTATTAAGAATCCGTAGCCGACACCGCCAGCTGCTTGTAGTGATAAGTCTTGCTCTAACTTATCCATTTCTTGTTGTGCTTCTGCTTTAAGTGCATCACCATTTAAGCTGGTGCCGCCTTGTGGTCCTGCAACCGTTGCAAATTTACTACGTGCTTCGCCTAGCATATATTTACAAGCTGCAAGTGTATAATCTTTAATCCACTGTTTAGCAAGATAATCTTCAAATAACTGATTATCAGGTCTAAAGTTATATGCATAAATTAATACTTCTTCATCAGCACGTGGGCGTTGTAGTATTGTAAGTTTCTTAGTCGGAGAGTTCCATTTGAATTCAATAAAGCTACCAAACATACGCCCTACTAGTTCTTGATATCCAGCAAACATGTCATATGTAGCAAGTCCGCCCATTTGTGTTGATCCACTTAGTAAGTATGTATTTGTAAATGCTAAGTTAAATGGCTCAAACATTGAACTGCCGCCGCCATTGCCACTACGCGAACCAACTGAACGTCTATACAATTTACGTACTTCAATAACTTCACTTGGTAGTATGTATTCGTTTTGATCTTCAACTAAAGTTAAAAACAAGTACGATTCTTCTACAGCATGATCTGTTCTTTGTCTATACTTTGTTAGGGCTTTTGTTAAAGCGGATTCGTAATGTATTGGATCAAGTTCAACATCAACCATACCTCCGCCTAAAAATGCGTTAACGTAGTCGAAAATTTCTTGTCTTTGTGTAGTTATAGCTGTTGTCATATGTCTTGTTCTCCAATAGTATTTATCGTTACGATAAATATACATATGCCAAGACTTAGTTTATATAAACCCGAAAGAGGCAACGATTACAAATTCATGGATAACCGTATCTATGAAATGTTTACTATTGGCGGTACTGATGTGAATATTCACAAATATGTAGGTACTGACGATGGTGACGTTGTTAAAGATAACACTCAGATTCAAGATATTCTGTTTTTAGAAAATAGAGACAGAAAATACGATTCAGACATCTATACAATTAGAGGCATATACAATGTACAAGACATTGATTTTGATCTAAGCCAATTTGGTTTGTTTTTAACCAATGACACATTGTTTATGACCATACACATTACTACAAGTGTTAAAGCACTTGGTAGAAAAATAATGAGTGGAGATGTTATAGAGCTACCACACTTAAAAGACGAGTATGCAGAAAACGATTTTGCTACTAGTTTAAAAAGATACTATGTAGTAGAAGATGTAAACAGGGCGGCAGAAGGATTTAGTCCTACTTGGTATCCGCATTTATATAGAATTAAATTAAAGCAAATTGTTGATAGTCAAGAATTTGCAGATATATTAGAAACACCAGAAGATGAAGATATCTTTATGGGAGACTATGTTATAGGAACTACATACGAAATTGGTCAAGTTGTAAAGTATAAAGGTAAGTTATATGAAGCAACGTCACAGACGCAAGGTAACACACCTACAGACGTTTTTAATTGGTCTACGTATAGTGACAACACCTTAAGAGATTTACTAAGCACATACGAAAATGAAAAAGCTATAAACGATGCTGTGCTTACAGAAGCTGAAGCAGATGCGCCTAAGTCAGGATACGACACAGGACACTATTACACACTTGACACTGATGACTCAGGAAGAGCAATAGTAGATACTGTAGCTGATCCAAGTGCTAGTGCGCCTGGCAGAACAGGTTACGCAGGTTACTTAATTGAAGATGGTCAACCACCTAACGGTGCAGCATTTGGTAGTGGTACTAGTTTCCCAGCAATAAATGAAGCTGGCGACTATTTTTTACGTACAGACTTTTTACCAAATAGACTATTTAAATATGATGGCACTAGATGGATTAAAATGCAAGACAATGTTAGAATGACAATGACTAATACTAACGATAGAAAAACACAAATTGGAACATTTATTAATAATACAAATACTGATGTTATTGGTGACGAAACTGTTTCAGAAAGACAAGCTCTAAGTAAAGCACTTAGACCTAAAGCGGATGATGTATAATGCAATTTTTTTATGATGCACAAATTAGAAGGTATATTACTCAACTTATAAGAATGTTAAGTAATTTCCAAGTGCAAGACGGGCATGGAAATGAAAAACAAGTTCCTGTTATGTATGGCGATTTAACTCGTCAAGTTGCTAATATACTAAGAGATAATTCTGAAAATAAAATACCAACGGCGCCGCGAATGGCTGTATATGTAACTGGCTTAGAAATGGACAGAGATAGAACAGCTGATTCTAGTTTAATAAGCAAAAGACATGTACGTGAACGCACATACGATAGTGCTACGGGCGAGTATCTTAATACACAAGGTAAAAACTACACTGT